CGACTGAGAACGGTTCTTTCCGCATAAAAAATCTGCAAGGTGGCGAAGTTGCTGTTTATGATGAAAGTGGCTCTAGTATTGTGTTAAAAAAGGGGCGGTTAATTGAGATTGATTGTGATGTGTTAAAGATTAAAGCTGCAACAAAAGTGGATATATCAAGTCCACTGGTTGAAACAGATCAGGTCTTTACTGCTCAAGGTCAAATTAACGGAAATGGCGGTATGGCGGTGAAAGGCGGCAGTGGTGCGAGTTTTACCGGCAACGTGAAACAACAAGACGGAGGTTTTACTACAGACGGAGATGTGAAAGCCGGTGCTATATCATTGCGTAATCACAAGCATCCTGGTGATAGCGGTGGTGAAACAGGTCAACCTAAATAAAAATGCTAAAAGGAGGTGCTGAAGTCAGTCACCTCTTTTCTTTTCTCTAAATCTCTTATCCTGTCACTATGGACAGAGAGATCAGCCCGCTTACCGGGGACTATACAAGTAAACAAATCAGTACGCTTGCCAATGCAGCGTATATCAGATTGACCACACCATTAGGCTCTTGGTGGGTAGATGGGCGTGTAGGCTCTCTGCTCCATCTTATTCCGCGCGAAAAAGATTTGTCGCGCATAGGTTTAATTGCACAACAATATGCCGAAGAAGCCTTGCAACCCTTGATTGATGATGGACGTGCGGACGAAATTATTGTCAATCATACCCAGCCACATAACGGTGTATTGATTTTAGATATATCCATCCGAGATAACCGGGGCGAAACCTATCATTTTAAACACCCGGTAAAAGTCATTTAAAAAGGGTTTAAACCATGTTTATTGTGCCGAGTTTAGAAGATATTCGCCAAGCGATTTTGCGCGATGTGCAATCGTTAGAACCGCTAGCTGATGTGAGTGTGGATAGCGATTATTATGCCCGTGCGAGCAGTTTAGCTGCCGTTGCTGAAGGTATTTATGCCCATCAAAAATGGATAATCAAGCAATTTTTTCCCGATACCGCTGACACAGATTTTTTAGAAAAACATGCCGCTTTGCGTGGTATTCGTCGTCGCAATGCAACGTCTGCAAGTGGTACTGGTGCAACTGTCACAGGTCAAGTTGGTGCAGAGATCAAAGCGGGTTTACAAATTAAAACCGACGATAACCGATTTTATGAGACAACCGCGAATGCAGTTATCTCAAGTAATGGTGAGACTACCGTGCCAGTACGCGCATTAGCCACGGGGGCAAGTTATAACATTACTACTGCAACAAAAGGCAGTTTTATGGCGGCTCCTGTTGGCGTGCAAAGTGATGTTGTATTAAACAATATTATTGGTGCGACAGATGCTGAAAGTGATGCATCGTTACTTGAACGATTGCTTGAGATTATTCGCCGACCACCTGCTGGAGGCAATCGTTATGACTATCGTACATGGGCGTTATCGGTGGATGGTGTGGATGCAGCTTATGTTTACCCGTTACGTCGTGGGCTTGGTACGGTAGATATTGCGATCACATCAAATAACGATGTACCAAGCGATGAAACAATACGTCGCTGCCAAGAATATATTGATGATGTGCGCCCAGTAACCGCGCGAGAAAGCAAAGTGGTGAAACCCGATGTAACGAAAGTCAATTTTAATATTCAGGTGAAAATCAGTGGCGTAACCTTACCCGAAATTAAGGCAGCGATTTCCGCCGCACTTGCGGATTATTTTAATACGTTAATCCCCGGTGATGATTTGATTGTGTCGCAATGTGAAGCGGTGGTTAATAACTTGGTAGGTGTGGTTGACCGTAAGTTTACGGCACCTATCACTAATCTAAAAGCAGATGTGCGTACAAAAATTGAGTGGTTTAGGTTAGGTCAAATCACCGTTACGGAGATGGCATGATGCAAACTGACCACAAAAAGGTATTGGCAAAACTTTATCCGCCTATTTCGTACGATGTTAATGGCGAACGTTTTTTAGCGCAATGTGAGGTGGATGGCAATGCGTTTGACCGATTACAAAAAAGTGCGGTGGATTTATTGCAAATTATTGAACCAGCCACCTCCAATACGATGTTGTCCGATTGGGAACGTTTATGCGGCATAAAAACAGATTATACCAATAACTATCAAGCACGAGTAAAACGTGTCATTGCCAAGTTAAATGCGATTGGGGGCTTATCCATTCCCTATTTTAAACGTATTGCCGAAAGTATTGGATATCGCATCGAAATTAAAGAGTTTTCTCCCCTTGCGAATGATTTGCCAACGACGGGAGATTTAGCTCAATTTCGCAATGAAGCTCGCGACAACTTGATTTTTATGTGGCGAGTATCGGTGCTTAATGGGGATGACAATATCGTGTATTTCCGCGCAGGTAGTTCATTTGCCGGTGATCACTTGGTTGAGTTTGGCGACCCCATTATTGAGGAGTTCTTCCGCGATTTAAAACCCGCCCATACCTACTGCTATTTTGCGTATCAATAGAGAGACAAAAATGAAAACGTTACTACCCGAAATTAATTCCGCAGACAAGCGCTTTCATAACGGTGACCCCGCCACAGGGGAACAAGGCACACGCGTGACAGACACATGGCTAAACGACGTGCAAGACCGAGTGCGAGATGTGCAAGCCGAAGCGCATTATGTGTTGCTAAAAGCAGGTTTTAGACCTGTAGAAAATAAGCAAACTCAGCTTTATGAAGCTATTGTTAAGATTATTGATGACAACCGTAAATTTGCTAGCACAACGCAAAAAGGCGAAGTGCGGTTGACGAGTGATACGGGGTTAGATAGCGAAGAGTTGGGTTTAACCGCCCGCGCAGGTAAAAAACTCGCGCAAATGATTGCGGTTGTGCAACTTGCTTTAAACAACTATATCCCGCTTAACAAACGCTCATCATCAGTTAATAGTAATGATGAAAATAATGTAGCGACATCAAAAGCGGTTAAAACTGCATATGACAAAGGTGTGGAAGCCAAAACTGCCGCAGATAATGCTCAACGCACAGCAAATGATGGCGTATCAAAAGCTAATGCAGCAAACCAAAATGCTGAAGGTCGTGTATCTAAATTAGGTGATAGTTTAACAGGCATTCTGCACACAGTCGGCATTGCGTCCACTCATTTTGGACTAGGCGCTTATTCGTCTCAATACACTAGCGGTGCGCCTTTTCTAGTTGAATCTACAGGCTCAAAAGACAGAGATAATTACCATCCCTTTGTCAAAGGTTTAGTTCGATCAAAAGGACGTTATGGCGCTGGATTTTCGTTTGGGTACACAACAAAACAGGGCGCAGGTGATGGATTTGGCAGAGGAATTATTAACCTAGTCGAAGATAACGGTACAATTAAAAATTGGGGATTCGAACATAATGGCGACTTTAATTCCGCTGGGGATGTTCGATCTTCAGGTGGTAAATCTTTAAACAATGCCGCGCAATTATCGGATTTCGTATATCAAAAAATCGGCAATTTTGAAGTTCGGAAATATCCAGATGGAACTATGCTTCAAACATATATACATCATCCAAATAATGGAAAAATTGGTGTTCAATTTTCTAAACAAACATTTAATTGGGCTGTTGCCTTTGTTGAAAAGCCAAAGGTATTTATACAACACGTTAATAAAGAACCTAGCGAAAACAGCGGTGTGGACATTACCTATACAATCCAAGATAACGAAACAACCAATTCTAAAGTAACATTTTGGGTATGGGAATGGTACTTCAATAACCTTTTAACAGATTTTAATGTACTCGCTATCGGGCGATGGAAATAAAATAGGAGAAACACCGTGACAATGTTTTATTTAAATGGTTTTTATGACAACACCGATGGCGGCTTTGTGCCACAAGGAGCAGTGGAAATTAGCCAAGATCAATATATTGAGCTAGTTAATGGACAATCTCAAGGCAAGCAAATCATCGCAGACAAAACAGGCAACCCTGTATTAATTGACCCACAACCCAGTGCGGCCCACGTACTAAATCTTGATACGCAGACATGGGAAATTTCTGTCGAAAAACAAACCGCACTTTTAGCTGAAACTCAAACTCGCCTTATCGCCAACATTGACGAGCATGCGGCAAAAATCTACAGCACTTGGACACGTTTTGAGAGTGAGTATCGTGAGCGTCAAGTCGCAGCTGAAGCATTTAAAGCGGCAAATTATGAGGGCGAATGTAGTAGATATATCTCAGACTTTGCACAACGCGCAAGACTGGATAACAAGACCGCCACAAACCTGATTTTGACGCAGGCGGCAGGACTCGAAAAACTGCTGGTTGAATTAGCTAATCAACGTATGCGCAAGTATGAGCTCGAAGCACCAGGTTTAACGCTTGAGCAAATGCAGGCAACTTATGATGACATCATCAAGCAAATGGATCATTTAATGGAGGCTTATAACAATGGCTGATAAGGTTTATTTAGCCCTTTACAAGGGGAAAAAAACAGGCATAAATCCCACCGCACTTTTGGCGCGTTTTTCAGATTGGCTCACCCGTAAACTGACAAAAGGGCCTTACTCTCACTGCGAGATTGCTGTTGAGCGTATTGAGTACACATCAGGCCATCACTACGAACATGAGCTTCATTATGACTGTTATTCATCATCTATTCGTGATGGCGGCGTACGTTGTAAAGAGATTGATCTCACCGAAAGAGATAAGTGGGATTTGGTGTTGCTTGATGGCGTTAGCGAGGCAGAGGTTGAGTTTTATTTTAACTCTACAAAAGGGAGTAAATACGATTGGTGGGGAGCTATCGGTATTATACTAGGTATTAAACAAAAACGCAGTAAATATTTTTGTTCTGAGTGGTGTTTTAACGCAGTCACCGGTAAAACTCAAGGTTGGCGATTCAGCCCAAATCAACTGGCAGCTATTTTTAAAAAAGGATAAATTTATGAAAATTGGTAACAAAATAAAATTACGTAACGGCAATGCTGGCACTATCGTCTATGAGAGCCCATTTGGTAAATTATTAATCGTTGAGCATAACGGTGATGAGTTACCACCTAGCCACTGGCATAATGCGGATGGTACGTTTTATGCAGATTGTACAAGTGATTTAGATGTAGTTCACGAATAAAGACGGCGACACTATCTGTGCGGTAACACGGATAATGCCAGCTAAGCAGAATAAGCCTGCATATAGCTATATGCCGCC